TGCAAAGGTAACAGGTATATCTGAGAAGGTAGAAGAGTCTGTAGAATACAGTCGTGATATTAAGAATGGACTTAGATCTGATATTCTTAGTATAGAGAAGCAGACGGATCGTGTAGAAGACATGGTACGTGAAACAGAAGACAAAGTACGTAATATGATAGATGACGCTGAAGTAAGGTTTGAGAACCAAAGAGAACGTGTCAGAGTATCACAAAGTGGCTCGATGAAAGAACTCGAAGATAAACTTATGGATAAATTACAAAGGGCGTTAGATAACCCCTTAGCAGATTAGGAGACTAATATGAATTGGATTAAAGATAGACTAAAAGAAAGAACTACATGGGACGGAGTTGCTCTATGTGGACTTGGAGTGATTGTAATACTATTACCTAACTCAATAGACAATATTGCCGCAGGTGTAGCTATCGCTTGGGGTGCATGGACTACTCTTAAGAATGAGTGAATTTGATAAAGTAGATAAAGATGGAAGTGGCACTATAGATAGATCAGAGTGGGAAGCACTTGAGCTAGAAGATAGACGCAGACGACTAGATGATGAAGATGCACAAAGAGATGCACAAAGACGTATGGCATGGTTCTGTTTAACAGGTATGCTTGCTTATCCTTTTTGTGTCGTATTAGCTAGTGCATTAGGATTAGATCAAGCGTCTTCTATTATAGGTTCTATGGCTTCCATCTACTTCCTATCAGTTGCTGGTATAGTTGGCGTATTCTTTGGCGTTACTAATATGAGCAAGAAAGAAGTGAAAGGTAATAACGGATAATGTTAGGACTAAACTTAATAGGTCAGGTAGCTAATTTAGCTGGTACTATGATCGAAGGTAAGACTGCTGTAAAGAAGGCAGAAGCTGAAACTAAAATGAAAATAGCGACAGGTGAGATCGACTGGGATATTGCCGCTATGAAAGCTACAGAGAACTCGTGGAAAGACGAGTGGATAACTCTACTCTTTTCGATTCCGTTAATTCTAGCGTTTTGTGGAGACTGGGGTAATCAAATCGTACAGGATGGTTTTGCCGCTTTATCTAACATGCCAAGCTGGTATCAATATTCCCTTGGTGGTATTGTAAGTGCTAGTATTGGTATGCGTGGTGTAAGTAAATACTTTGGAAAGAAATAAGCATGAAGAACAACTTTGATAAGTGCCTAGAAATGTTATTACATCACGAAGGTGGATACGTTAATAACGTCCACGATAAAGGTGGGATGACTAATTTAGGAGTCACTAAGAGAGTGTACGACAAGTGGATTGGTAGAGAGTCTACTGAACAAGAAATGAGAGACTTAACTCCAGATGATGTAGCTCCTATCTATAAGAAGAACTACTGGGATCGTGTCAAAGGAGATTCACTTCCATCGGGCTTAGACTGGAGCTGTTTCGACTGGGCTGTGAATTCGGGTAGTGGTAGACCTGCTAAAGCTGTACAACGTGCAGTAGGAGCGACACCTGATGGAGCTATAGGACCACAGACGTTAGGTCTTATAATGGAGAAAGACCCCAAGTTTATAATTGATTATGTATACACAGTACGTCAAGGCTTCTATGAAGGTCTAGATGATTACAAACACTTTGGTCGTGGATGGTCACGGCGTAACAAAGAAACATTAGAACAAGCTCTCAGCATGGTTGAAGAGTAAACAAAAGAAAAGCCGTAGGTATCCACTCAAGGACGCCTACGGCTTTTTTGATTCTATACTTGTGGTGTGAACCTATTAATTCCCTCTCAGGTAGGCTACCCTATGGAAAGCTCTAACCCCTGTCACACAACGCTTAATTTCCCTCTCAGGGGCTATTTAACACCTACTGCATCCATCGTAATTGCAAGACCTTCGAATAAAGTTTTTATATCTTGATTTAGCTTAGATATGATCCACACTAAGTAGGTAGATAGAGCTAGATTACCTAGCAATATTCCTTCGTTTATTGTCATTTATGTTTCTCCGATAATGCCTCATTCATACGCTTAAGATACCATTCTGCTTTCTTCATATCTTCTACAGGATTAGCTTTGTACCTATACCTATGTTGATACTTAATCATGTTCCCATGACAGTAGGCTATAAAACCATCAGTACCTAAGACTTGTCTAATATAGTCAATACATTCAATACCTTCTTGGTTGTAGTGAGCAGGTTTATTAACTGGGTCGAAACCTATCTCTTGTTGTTTCTGATCTAAATTCCACTTAGCCATTTTTGTTTAAGTATTCCCTTAGTTCTGTATAGCCCCCAAGGTGAGTGCCATCTGGTTTAAATATTTGAGGTACTGTAGTATAGCCTGACTTACGCATTAAAGTCAACAACCACTTACTGCTTGGAGATTGAACATTATATGTTGTTACCTGACTACCTGCGACACCCCTTAGTAGTTGTAAAGAGGCATCACAGAAGTTACATTGGTTTCTAGTTATTACTATCCACATTAAACGAGATCTACAATCTCACAGCTATCTCCAGAACAAGCTAATGTCTGGCTACCTGCTGTGTTATCTTCTTGTTCATACTCTGATAGCTTAGACCAATCAATAGCTTTAGGCATTACATCAAGTAGTATCTCATAAGTTGTCTCATCACAGTCTTGATAAGGTGCTTGTTGATACGTATGCTCATTGAATGGTAAGAACGACACACCTGACATCTCATCAAAGTGCCTATACACAAACGCTCCTACTTCAAACCATTCGTCTTTCTTAACATTAATAGTCACACTAGGCTTATGCTCACACCAACTACGTTGATAAGCTAACCACATCTCTAGTTGTTGTATGGCTGACATATCAGCAGTAACTGTTGCACCTTCTGGAGCTTTCATAGGGAAACTAAACACTGTAGTCTGGTCAGGCTTCATTACATCAGGCTCATTAGGTATACCTTGATCCATCATAAACTTTGTTAACGGGTCTTTGTTGTCTCCGCGTACAGTGCGAATATAATAGGCTGAGTGACGAGCGTGAATCCCACTGCTAGAGTTAACCAGCTGGCTGACAGTACCGCTTGGTTTAACACAGCTGATAGCAGTACTGACAGGGATATCAAGGCGTTTAGCCCAAGTAGCATTAGTATCGACAGCGATCTGTTTGAGGTGTCCAAGAGTATTCTCCAATCCTTCGTTTTTAATTGTCATTATAGGATTGTCCATGATACCTGTCATAGATACACCTAACAGTCTTTCTTCTTCTGTATTCTTTTGCCATATCTTACGTAGGTATGGAAACTTAGTAAACGAAGATTGTATAGTACCTAGTATTGTAGCTATCCTAACCTTACGCTCTAAGTCTTCTACGGTATCTGTAGCACGTATAACTACTTCTGTTAAGTTACAGAATTGTGCTGGCCTCAAGATTATCTCACTGCAAGGATTTGTACCGAACTCAAAGTTAGGATCTCGTCTACCATTCTTAGCCGCTTGCTTCTTAGATGCTTCACGATTAAAGATACCACGTTCTCCACTCCCACTTTCCACTAGAGCCATCCACTCACGCATGAAAGATAAACTGTCAGGCTTCTCAGTATACGACACAGAGTTGTTAGCTAACGCTCGTTGTGGATCATTATCCCACCATGAACCTGACTTAGCATGTCTCATGCGATCATCTGACAGGTTACTAAGAGAGATCATAGCAGACCTACGTACCCCACCTACTACTACTACCTCACCTATCTTACACATAATATCGTGACATTCTAGAGATGATAATCTACGTCCTTTAGCTTCTGTAAATACTTTAGTAACAAAGTTAAATAGATCTATAAGAGGTGCTGGTCCAGATGCTCTACCACCAAAGGTCTTTAGCTTTGCACCTGCTGGTCTTACTTTAGATACATCCCACTTAGGTACTTCTCCACTATACAACAATGCTATGAGTTGTCTAAGAGACTTAGCCCAACCTTCTTTACTATCTTTTACTATAATAGTAGTATCACTGTTAAACATAGACTCAGGTATCTCAGGTAGTTTTTGTATAGACTGTCTCTCTACAGAGAACCCTACACCTGTACCACACAACAAGATAAACATAGCTTCATCAAATGCTTTGATATCGTCTACAGCTAAGTAAGAGCAATTATAACCTGCTGTATTGTCGCGTGCCATAGCTGGACCAGCAGTCATCAATGCCCTCATACTAGGGCAAACTTCTAGGTTTAGAATAGCTTCTTCTATCTCTGCTATCTGCTTAGGGTAATCTCCTAAAGCT